TTGGAGCATTTTCTTAATTCACTAACTAATCCTAGTGAGATATGGAGATCTGCTTTTGAAAATCAAATAAGTGAATTATCTAAATATTTGCTTTATTCTGTTCTAATATCTCACGGGCCAATTAAAGAGGGAAAATTAATTCACTCTGTAAAAGAGATGATTAATTACGATTCTCAGAGGTTCAATTTATCATTAAGGAGAGGAGGATTTCTCAATTCTTTAAAAGAATTAGAAAATACATTTATTAAAATAAAGAAAGGTCTTGATACTGAAAACTATATAGAATTTCAAAACCCATCGGTAAATGACTTTTTAATTCATTATATTGAAAATGATAACGATTTAATTAAAATGATTATTAATAGTATGGTATTTTTTAATCAACTTTTCACCATCTTTAATCCTTATAATAAAACAGAAAATTCTTTTTCTAATTATCCACGTTCCATGAATTTAACCCATAAAATTGAACTAAAAGATAAATTGAAAAAAACTTTAGAAAGAAAAATAATCCGAGATTTTGATAAAATGAAAATAAGAGAAGGGATATATGAATATCAAATAACTGATAAGATCATGTATCTGAATCAATTTTATGACTATAAAAGTGAAGATCTAAATCACTTTCTTGCTAGGAAAATTGAAGACGTTAACATTAATTTATTAGAAGCTGATGAGCCGGAAGAGTTTGTAATGATTATCCATAAACTAAAAAGATATTTAAGATTAAATGTTAATGATTTAATGCTCAACTATATTGAGCATATAGACTCTTTAAGTGGTGTAAGGGGATTAATCGAACTATCTAATATTTATCCAGAGGAATATCAATTATATATCGAATACAATAAAGATATATTGATGGAAATAATTGAAGGTGCTATTTATGCTGATGCTGATAATGTAGATAACAATGAGGATGACATAATAAGTTTTAAAAGTGAGGTTGAAGATGTGTGTGACTTTTTTAATGAAAAATTTAAAAGCACTTTTGATTTATTGGATGAGAAATTGAAAGATGTTAAACATGAATATTATGAAGATGATTTTAGACTGCCTATAAAAAAAGAGGAGAGTCTCAGCAAAAAAGATGAGGACTTAAAAATAGATAGTATGTTTATTTCACTTTTAGGTTAATAGTCAAATTAGATCAGGTCTTTTTTTGATCGAATTATAGAGCATGACTTGCCCTCTCCTTCATTCAGAGTTAACAATACACACACGCTAATGATGGAGAGGTGTACGTTATGTCAGACTGGTTAGAATGGATTCAAATTGAAATGTTCAAAGGCGCTACAAAATCGAACAGCATTAGAATACTCTAGTTTTAGAAATGATTAGGCCCTTGGTATTACTCAAGGACTTTTTTTGTTCCATATATCCCCATGAATATGCTATAGTGTAAGAAATAAAGAAGATTTATGCATATTTTAGTAGAAAAATGGGCTAAGGCATTTCCTTGGGCTTGGGTATATAGTCCTTTTGTCCTTAATGGCAAATTCATTTAATCATTTTAGTGAAATTGGGGGTGCAAGGATGCATATTGAGTGTGTAGAGATTCAAAATTTTAAAAAATTAAAATCTTGTCGAGTAGAATTTACAGACAAAACTACAATATTTGTAGGAGCGAATAACAGCGGAAAAACTTCCGCTATGGATGCATTAAGAAAGTTTTTAGATAAAAAAAGTGACTTTACTATAAATGATTTTACATTATCAAATTGGATTGAGATTAATAGAATTGGAGAGCGCTGGTTGTCTAAATGTGGGGAAACGACTGATTTTCTTATGGAGGACATAGAAAAACTAATACCTACTTTGGATGTGTGGTTACAAGTATCAGAAAACGAAATTCATTATGTAACTCATTTAATTCCATCCTTAGATTGGGATGGAGGATTACTAGGGGTTAGGTTAAGACTGGAGCCCAAAGACATTGAGTATCTGTATAAAGATTTTGTTGAATCAATTAATTCTGCGAAAGAGACGCTGTCAGCTGCAAAGTCTACAAGCTCGTTTTCCTTGTGGCCAAGAAATCTTAAGGATTATCTAAGTAAAAAATTTCATACACATTTTATAGTTAGAGCATACATTCTTGATCCTAGTAAACTCTTAAATATTGATCCTGAAAGTGGTCTAGCACGACCTCAAATTTTGCCTTTTGATAGTGATCCTATAAATGAAGACCCATTTAAGAAACTCTTTTTAGTACATTATATTGGTGCACAACGAGGATTTTCTGATTCAGCTAAGACAAGTGAAGAAGATGAATCTACCAGTAGTCTAGTCGGGGATCTCTCCACACAACTGCGTAGATATTATAATACTCACTTGAATCCAACTGAATCACCGGACCCAACTGATATTGATGCTTTGCAAGCTATTGAATCAGCTCAGGATATTTTTGATTCCAAGCTACGCGATGGTTTTGAAAATGCACTTATTGAACTGCAGAGTTTAGGTTACCCTGGTTTTTCCGATCCTAAGATAACTATTTCAACAAAATTCAAACCAATTGATGGTCTTAAACATAGTTCCGCCGTTCAATTCGATCTAATGCCGGAGAATAAACAATTTAAGGAAATGCATTTAAGACTTCCTGAGCATTATAACGGGCTAGGTTACCAAAACTTGATATCGATTATTTTTAAAATGATGCAATTTAGAGATGAATGGATGAAGGTGGGTAAATTAGCCAAGAGTACTCCGAGCACTAAGAATGATTTTTTTATACCTCCACTACATATTGTATTGGTAGAAGAACCTGAAGCACATCTTCATATACAAGTTCAACAAGTTTTCATTCGTCATGTATATGATATTTTATGTAATAATGATCGTTTAAAAGGGCAAGACTTCTTTAAAACTCAATTAATTGTAAGCACACATTCAGGACATATTGCTCATGAAATACCCTTTTCAAGTTTGCGTTATTTCCGTAAACAATTTTCGTTATCAGATAATGAAGTCCCAATATCAACTGTTGTTAATCTCTCGAATGTATTCGGTGAAAATAATGAAACAGAACGTTTTGTAACTAGATATCTTCAAATAACTCATTTTGACTTGCTTTTCGCTGATGCAGCCATATTAGTGGAAGGGCCAACTGAACGAATGCTGATTCCGCATTTTATTCGAAGACATTTTAACGTATTGAACCAAAAATATATTTCTTTATTGGAAATTGGAGGGAGTCATGCCCACACTTTAAAACCTCTAATAGAGAGCTTGGGTTTGACAAGTTTAATTATAACTGATTTGGATTCAATAGATCGTAAAAGTAAATTAGCTAAGCCTCCTCTTCGGAACAAAAGATATATTACTGGAAATGACACGTTAAGAACTTGGGTTCCATGTAGAACTGAAATCGATGAATTATTTGATTTAAAGTGTAATGAAAAAGTAAAAAGATATCAAAGGGCTGGTTTCTCAATAAGAGTTGCTTATCAATATCCCATTAAGATTTTAATGGTTCCTGATGGACCCGAGGTTGAGGCTCTTCCGTATACTTTTGAAGATGCTTTAGTTTTCGAAAACTTAACATTATTTAAAAGTCTTGAAGGAACTGGTTTAATAAATAAGTTCAAAAATGCGATTACTAAAAAAGAGACAATTGCTGGGTTAGGCAAGCAATTTTTTGATGATTTAAGAAAAGGGAAAAAAGCGGAGTTTGCTCTCCAGCTAATTTATTTAGAAAATCTTAAAGATATCAAAGTACCAAAGTATATTAATGAAGGATTGGCTTGGCTAGAGGAACAGTTACAAAAGAAACAACCGGATAGTATTATTCATCAGAATTCTGTTGATATTTTAGTGGAAGAAATGGTGATGAACTAAATGAACGAAATAGAGGAGAATAAAGACAATTGTATAGATAATCATGTAGATGAAGAAATCAGTAGTTGTTTGAATCTAAAAGAGTTGAGGAGTTTTTTCTTATTCGCAGGAGCTGGATCGGGAAAAACTAAATCGCTTGTATATGCTCTGAATCAAATTCGAGAAAAATATTATCATCAACTGCAGCATAGAGGACAACAAGTATCAGTTATTACGTATACTAATGCTGCATGCAATGAGATTAGTCGCAGGGTTGATTACGACCACTTATTTAATATTTCTACTATTCATGCATTTATATGGGGGTTGATTAAGGGGTTTGATGCAGACATTAGGGACTGGCTATATACCAACTTACAATCACAAATTGAAGATTTAAAATTAAAACAAGAGAAAGGACGTATGGGTACCAAAACGTTTATTGAACGCCAACAAAGTATAGAGGCAAAGGAAAACCGAATTCAAAATATTAAACATATTAAAAAGTTCACTTATAATCCTAATGGCCTTAATCAAGAAAAAGCATCTTTAAGCCACACTGAGGTAATAAGCATAGGAGCTTATTTTATAACTAACAAGACGTTAATGCAAAAAATCCTAACTAATCAATATCCGATCTTATTTATAGATGAAAGCCAGGATACTAATAAAGATCTAATTAATGCACTGTTTGAAGTTGAACAAAAAAATATCGGTGTTTTTTCACTAGGTTTGTTTGGAGATACGATGCAAAGGATATATTCCGATGGCAAAGTAGATTTAGGAGTGGATTTACCGGAAAACTGGAAGAAGCCTGTGAAAAAAATGAACCATCGTTGCCCACCGAGAATCATTAATCTGTTAAATAAAATACGTTTTACAGTTGATGGACAGGAACAAAAGGCAAGAACAGATAAGGAAGCGGGTTTTGCTCGTTTTTTCATATTTCCTTCAACGGCTGAAAAAGGTAAGGCTGAGAAAATGGTTGCAGATAGAATGTCAGAAATTACTGCTGATAAAGAATGGTCTAGTATCGATGCAAATTATACATCTCTAATTCTTGAACATCATATGGCTGCCAATCGACTAGGTTTTTTGGAGTTTTTTCGGCCACTTTACCAGATAGATAGATTAAGGACGGGATTATTGGAAGGTACACTTTCTGATTTATTTTTATTTACACAAATTATATTGCCTATAGTAGAAGCAAATAAAATTGGAGATAAATTCGCCATAGCTAGTGTTGTGAGAAAACATTCTCCTCTACTAAAAATAGCAAAAAACGAAGTTGGTCAACAGTTAAAAATCAAAAAGGCTCAAGAAGCGATTAATCAGTTACTCTCACTTTGGAATGCAGATGTAGAGCCACGTTGCATTGATGTCTTACAATGTGTGGAAAAATTAAAATTATTTAATATTCCAGACACTTTTTATCCGTTTGTTACCAATAGTAAATATGATCAGACGAATAAAGAAGATATAAAGGAGGAAAATGAATATAGCTCTATGGAAGCTTGGGCTGAATGCTTAAATGCCCCCTTTAGCCAAATTTCGGCATATGATTCTTATATAAATGGTAAGTTGAATTTCATGACTCATCAAGGAGTAAAAGGCCTCGAATTCCCACGTGTACTAGTAATTATTGATGATAGCGAAGCGCGTGGCTTTCTGTTTAGCTATGAAAAGTTATTCGGGGTAAAAGAAAAAACTAAAACAGATATAGAAAATGAATCTGTAGGAAAAGATACAAGTATTGAGCGAACAAGACGTTTATTTTATGTTACATGTAGCCGTGCAGAAAAAAGTCTTGCTATCTTAGCATATTCAGAGAATCCAGAACTAGTCAAAATGCATGTATTAAATGAGAAATGGTTCAAGGAAGAGGAGGTCGAAGTTTTTCTATAGAGAGGGAATTATATTTTATATAACAATGTCTTCAATGTCTTCTTATTTTTTCATAGAAGAAGCATATATTCTCAAGAGTTTTTAAGTATTAGATTAAAAATTGAGGTTGGTGACTTATTATATTTAGTATCAAAGATTTTTTATATGAAAGAAATGTGGCATCTTATTGTTTGAAAACCTTAATTATTTTTACAAGTACATCGATGGTTTACCTTTTAATTTCCAAATCTCCATTTCTATTTGAAAGCAATATACTATCAATCAGCGTATTTTTATTGCTTCTGTTTTTTATTATAAAATCTAAGAAGAGAGAAAGAGCCGGAGTTTTTTTTAGTATTTTTATGTTTAGTTTTTTTATCGTTTTTCTTCCTTTATTTATATATATGCAAAGCTTCAATGTTATTAATTTAGTTAAGCCATCTCTTTTTTATGAGTACGCTTCAAAAGGACAAGTCAAAAAAGAAATTATTTTTACAAAAGAAAACTTAGAAAACAATGGGTTAGAAAAAATTATAACGGACATAGCGAAAAAAACATCAGACAACAATAAAAAACTTTCTGATAAAAGATCTGTCTATATGCTACTAAATGAGAACTATGATATTACATTTCAAGAGTTTGAGAGAAACGCTAAAATTCAAAAAAAATTTCTGAAATTAAGTGGAGCACTGCCGATGTAATGGAATATATTAAACGGTTAGCATCCCTAGATTTTGTTATCTTTAAAACATCGTTTTATATTTCATTATTACTAATGGGATTATACGGGCTCCATAAATTTAACGTAAGATTTGAATTATATATATGTGCTGGAGTTATTTATACTGTATCAACTTTAGGGATACTATCTAACGATTTAACGTCAATTATTTTTTTCCCTGGGGCATCAAAGCAACAAATTTCTGATAATGCTGAATTTTTAAATGTTATAAAGGAATCTATATTAACACTTATTATATTTGATACCCTTAGAGAGATCATAAAGGCAAGAAATGAAGAACCAAAAGCAGAAGAACCAAAAGTAGTAGCCATAAATTCTAATGAACGAAGAAATAAAAGAATTTGTATTGGAAATTTTCCACATGGTAAAAGAACAAGAAGAAAACGTGTTGCACCTAAAAATTATAAATAAAGTACAATGTGATGTAGAAGTTTCATGACCTAGCAAACAATGCTGGGTCTTTTCGGCATCATTTCACGTACTATTCTAAACATGAAGCCCACATCCTTAAAAACAAATTTTCGAACTTAACTCTTGAAATACGAACATATATTCTATATAATAAAAAACGACGTTTGTTTCTGTTTATGCAGATACAAAATCCATCAAACTGGAACGTTCACAACCATATCACCCAATCCGACAAACAGGAGGCCAAAACTTGTCCAGTAATCCAACAAGAAATCAATATCAAATCAAACTGTTCCACTTTAACGAGATCACTATTGTAGACGATCAACTTTACGCACCACAATCCAGTACTCGTACCATCACCGTATCCGACAGTATCTATCTTGATCAACTCAAACGAGTCGTAGCAGAACGTGATCCTTTCACCGATGTTACCGATGTTATCTTCATGCTCAAAGCTGACCAAATTGATGAAGATGATCCATCCCAACTTGCCATGTTTGAACGTATGCTGCGAGAGGGCATCTATTATAATGGAGAGAGATATGTCCGTTCGATCAAGTCACCTGCGATGGGACGTACACAACGAACAGAATTTATCCAAGAAAAGTATGTTGATGATCTGTATAATCACATCACACTTGGTAAAATGCCACCTCTCACCAACATCCATAAATGGGAAGCAGCACTTGGTGTGAGTCGTTCAGCGGCGCAACGAGTGCTTTATATCCCTCGTATTGTCGTCATTCCCGATTATGAAAAAGATACGATCATCGAGGATGTTTGGAAAGTGGAAAAGTGTGTTGAGGACTCCAAGCAGCAGAAGTTGGTATTCGATGAAAAGGCAAAGCAACGTGAATATTTCAAAGCGAAGAAAGAATTAAAGCCATCTAAGGAACAATTACATAAGTTAGAACGTATACCGAATAAAACGATCTCGTGGAATGGCCGTACAAAGTCTGTTCCTTATCAATCAGAGTTCAAAACTTTCAATGGATGGAATAAACAAAATCGTCGTGTGAAGCTAGAAACAATTCCTTTTCCTGCTCGTTCGGTTATGTATAATGACGAACTATACCCTTGCTATTCCATCGAGCAAACAGAAGAAATCCCAATCATAGCAATCAATGAAGAGTCCATCGGATTTAAGCGAGTGGAGTACCCGAAGTATGAGAATAAGAATGTCCAGTTTTTCGATGGTCAAGGTTTAATGAGCTTTCAGTTTGCAGAGCGCATTGGACAACACCTGAATCTATTCTATCCACCTAATGCAGTTCAGGGAAGACTGCCATATATCAAAGGTAACTTTATCCGTTTCGATCTGATGAAATGGTTTAACGAAAACAACGTGACAGAGATAAAGGATGTTTTTGGTGAATTACAGCCGATCATCGACAAACAGGGTCGTCCTATTGATCTCATCCTCACCAAATCCTGCTTCAAAGCATGGCATCAATACAGTGAGGGAGAAGCTAAGCCTAAGTGTTTATTTGAAAATATAACGGAATATGAAGCATTACTGAAAGTACATAATCATAACAACTTTTGGATCGCGAATTATGCGAAACCAGCATACCAGATGAATGCCTACACACCATTGACATACCAATATATTCATGCGTTGAATCTTACACTGAACGACTTATATCAATTAGCTACGCCTCTAATGGATGTCATCAAACGTGTACTACATGGACAAAAGAATGACACCCATGGAAAGTGGCTTCGAGATATTGCTTACACGAAAGCTTTCCTACATATGCTAGTCCAAGAAGACGATGAACCGAAAGATGTAGATGAAGAACCTGACGAACAGGAAGATGAAATAGAACGAGGTCAGAAGAAACAATTTATCAATGAAATCATTCAAGCTATTGATTTGAATGAACTAATGTTGTATGACGGAAACGTCCGCAAATTCATCGTGAAGCAAGCGATGCAGAAAGTTCAGGATATGTTGAAAGGTCGTATCCCGATTCGTGGCAGCTACTTTTATCTAACTAATGATCCGATTGCATTCATGGAGCATGCCAGCGGATATCCAGTTACAGGTGTGCTGAAGAAGAACAAGGCTTTTATGAATCGGAAGCAGGGAATGCATGCGCTATTCCGATCACCGCTAACGATATTTAATGAAGTCGGTAAGCTAGATTTTATACAAGTACATAACCAATATATTCAACATCTGGACAATGTGATTGTTTTGAACTGTTGTGATTTAACACTCGCAAGACTTGGACTTGGTGACGTGGACGGAGATACAGCTCTATGTACCAATGATCCCACCATACTCAAGGCAGTGATTGATGCGCCTACGATCATAAATGAAGATGATAAAAAAGTGGCTGCACCTGTACTGAATAATATGGACAGTATCATCAAGATGGAGCTAAAAAGTCTACATAATCTAACGGGTAGATGTACGAATGTGAATACGTATTTTCAGAATCTGGCTTTGGAGGAAGAGAGCCTTCAAGCACGCGTTTTGGAAAACTCAGTTTTAAAATTTCTCCAAGGTCAAATCATTGATGCGACCAAAAATGGGCTGGAAGTAGAGATTCCATATGTGCTGGATCGTCTGGCTATCCAGATGCCATATTTCTTTCGTTTTGTTAATGGTGGCAAAGCAGAGGATTATCAGTACTCGACAAAATCGCCGTTTAATCAATTTTGTGTCAAGGCAGAAAAGTACATAGATGACACGTTTAACATGAAAGATGGGAAATTGGATCAGTCTATTTTCAGTATCGAGAGTACGAGACAACTGTTACAGGATATGAGGAAGGTTAGCCAGCCTAAGTTTCTGAGCTATCTAGCCCGTATTGAGCCACTTTATAAAGAATACAACGAGCAGAAAAATAAAATTAATCATCGCCAAAAGCAGTTTAACGAACTGAAAAAATGGGAACGGGATAATGATACCCGAAAAGCAATCAGCGCGGAATTCGCTAGGTTACGAGAGGAATACAAAACTCGGTGTGAAGAGATCTGTCCTTATCCTTCGGTACTTGCCAGTGTTGCTGTTGAGATCGCATATCAAAACTACAGAACGTACTCCTTTGCATGGCTGTTTGTAGATGGGCTACTGGAAAATCTAAAGCAGCATGAAAATGTTTTGAAGAGGGAAGTACGAAAGGTGAACAGGCTCACGAATCGTAATGTAGAAGGTAAGAAGCTTACCGTGCACACTGGCATCGCTACAATAGATGATCTGGAGTTTCCATTGAATGTGCTGGATGGTGTGTATTCATTATTTGAAATCATGGGGCAGTATTTTATCGGGTATGAAGCTGAACGAGAAACCGTAGTACAAATCAGTAATACGCCTTCTCTGTTGGACGAGAAAAGTACAAGACGAATATTGAGGAATTATCCGCTCGGCTTCAGCACATTGAAAAAGTCTCAGGAAGAATCGCAGTTGGTAGCTGACCAGGTATTAGGCAAGAAATTACAGATTCAGGTGGTCGAGCATAACTATGTTCATATTGTAGATGAGCAGGGGAAATTGAAGTGTATCATTCCGAGAGATCAGGCCATTCGTCGAGATGAGGGATTATCCTTACTGGATTTTGATGGAGCAGCAATTGAATTTTTAACTATTGAGAAAGTCACGAAATCAAGTTTTAAGGCGATAGTCCATATTGAGTAAAACTAAATCATAGGTCTGTCATGATAGGCGCCTGTTAACACGGGCGCTTAGGTGACACCTGCTGTATGGGTGTGATTCCACAATGACAGGAGTTAATCGTATGAGCTATTTTTATTGTTATGATATCCATTTGTTTAATTATCTGACGAGTAAGGGATTCTCGTTTATAACGAAGGCACGACACTATAAGACGAATGTTTTATTTTCCATGTATCTGAAAACGCCAGAACTATCTGCAGCTATTGATGAATGGAAAGCAACAAATCATTAAAATGTAGATGTTAGAAATGATGTGAGGAGCATTTGATGAGAATTGATGATTATAAGCCAAAGCAAAATGTAACTGAGAAGATAAACGGGGAGGAAGTTGAATGGAAAAATGGAGATATCATTTTAATAAGCAGTGGGACAGCATCAGGTAAATCCTATTTTATTCGAAATAAGCTGGAACAATTAGCGGATCAGCAAAATGTGAACATACTTTTATTGGTCAATCGAAAGAACCTGTACGATCAGAATAAGGAAGCTATCGAAGATTCCTCAAGAATCAAAGTGGAATTATATCAAACGATTGAAAATCAGCTTAACGAAGGGAAAGAGTACGATTTTTCTCCATATAAATACATCGTGTGTGATGAGTCGCATTACTTTACTACGGACAGTGGATTTAATGATAATTCGGATGATTCCCTTCAAGCCATCCTTAATTTACAGTCACAGATCAGGATTTTTATGTCCGCAACAGGTCATGTGTTATTCTCTTACATCAAGGATCAGTACAGACATAAACTCAAACAAAAAGGTAATAAAATATGGACGTACTCCATTCCAATAAAATTCAATCAGATTGCATCGTTATCCTTTTATACAGACTTTTATGCAGTAGAAAAATGGATTAAGCGCAAATTCAATAAAGCTAACGATAAAATTATATATTTTGCAGACACGATCCAAAAGGCTTTTGAGCTTCATGTGAAGTATGACGATTCATTATTCGTATGCAGTAAAAGCAGCAGCAAAAACAAAAAGTATCTCAAACATGTAGATGATGATCAAGTGGAGTCCATGGTCAAGCAAAATAGGTTTGACTGTAAATATCTATTCACGACGACTGTGCTTGATAATGGTTTTGATTTGAAGGATGAACAAATTAAATTAATTGTGTGCGATATATTTGATGTGGATACGATGCTACAGTGTATTGGGCGAAAGAGATTCAAGAATGACCAGGATAAGGTTCATGTGGTGTTACTGAATCGAAGCAATCGAGATTTGAATAATTACTTGAGATCAGTCCAAAAGAAACTGGATGAAGCAGATGCTTTTATTCATGGTGGGGTTGAAGAATGGAAAAAGCTAGTGGGTAAATTTTCGAGGCAATCCAATTACATCATTAAAGACAACGCAACAAGTGATGGCAAATATAAATCGAAGAAGACAGTTTCCAGAGTTAAATATCTTCAAGCTGTAGCTACGAAAAATCGGATTAAAGCAATGCTGGATCAGAACAGAGAAACCAATAATTTCAGGGAAGAAACTGGAGGGAAAAAAAAAGCGATGCCTATATGATGTACATTTCGAATTTATTACATAAAAATAAAATCACGTTGATTGAGAAACTATTTGAGCAAGAAGAATTATGTAGCTATTTAGAAACAATAGTAGGTAAAAGAATATACAAAGACGGTCAAAAACAAGTTATTGAAAAATTTGATATCAAGGATTATCGAGGCAGATTACAAAAGGATATTAGCCAATTACAATCCTACCTCCAATCGAATCAATTAAAATATGCGATTGCTAGTTTTCCAGATAACCGAAAAAAGTTAGAAGATGGAAGCAACAATCCCCATAAAGGGAAGCGATATTGGTTAGTTAGCAAATTTACGGATAGTCGGTTGTAACAAAAAAATCAAATTTTTCTCATTTTCGATATCGCCAAAAAGGTAGTACATATAAGGATTTTTTTAATCTTGGACCGCAAATTGTGGAGTAATGATATATATAACATATATCCATGATTTGCTGTCTAGAAGATAAAAAAGTAAATAAAATCAACCGTTTTTAGAGATAGGGAAAGATAGAAATTTGCGAACAAAGTATTTATAATATGCCGCAAAGGGGCTGGGTGTGGGAGGGGAAACGGTGGCAGGCGATACTACCGTTTACGAAGCGTAGCGAAGTGGTTTTATCGCGGTTTTAGTTTCCCCTATCCCACGTATAGATCATACATAGACTTGGTAGGATTCATGGACAATTCAGAGTCATATTATTATTGGCTGTATTTATCGCTTTAAAATTTTCGTATTTCATATTGAATTTTACCTTGTTGAATACTGACTGCTATTTGCAAAATTTTAAACTACACGAATTGAGGACTTGAGTAAAATGTGTCACGTGACACAATGAGCAGATTTACAAGTACAAATTAGATTATACGGGAACTCTGGCTATGAGCTAGGGTTTCTTTTTCATTTGGAGAGGAGCAACAAGAATGCTATTAATGTTACAAGCAATAATCATAGAAATATTACGATTTATTACTGTAGTTGGTGTGGTTTACACCTGGATGTGGATTGCAGTCTTTTTAAAAACGAGTTTAGAAAGGGGGATCAAGTGGATTGGAAATCAAATTCGTAAACGTAGAAACGTTAATTCCGTACATAAAAAACGCCAGAAATAATGAGAAAGCTGTAGATTATGTAGCAACAAGTATTCAGAGTTATGGTTTTAAAAATCCCATTCTGATTGACAGTAATCATGAAATCATAGCAGGACATACTCGTCTGTTAGCAGCCAAGAAGCTTGGACTGAAGGAAGTCCCAACAATACTGGTGGATGACTTAACACCAGAACAGGTCAAAGCTTTCAGAATAGCTGATAACAAAACGGCTGAGTATGCAGATTGGAATTTTGAATTGTTAGCGCAGGAAATGGAAGAATTAAAACTGGCTGATTATGATCTTTCTCTAACTGGATTTGATATGAGCGAGTGTGAGAAATTGCTGGATACATTACACGAAGAAACTGTGGATGAGGAAGATGATTTCAATTTAGAAGAAACATTGCCCGAACATCCAATAACTCGAAAAGGTGACATTTGGCTACTTGGTAAGCATAGGCTCATATGCGGTAACTCGACTAATCCACAGGATATTACAACATTGATGGATGGTAAGAAGGCTCAGCTTATTGTAACTGATCCACCCTACAATGTAGATTATACAGGTAAGACCAAGAATGCTCTGAAAATTGAAAATGATAAAATGGACAATCACAAATTTTATGATTTCCTATTGGCTGCCTATACTCGAATGTATGAAGTAGCTGATGACGGAGCAAGTATTTATGTGTTCCACGCAGATAGTGAAGGTTTGAATTTTAGGAAGGCATTTATCGAAGCTGGATTCAAACTGGCACAATGCTGCATATGGGCAAAGCAAGCAATGGTAATGGGACATGCTGATTATCACTGGATGCACGAACCCGTATTGTACGGTTGGAAGCCAACAAGTGGACACTACTGGAATAGTGATCGTAAGCAAACAACATTATGGCAATTTGATCGCCCCTTTCGCAATGAGTACCACCCCACCATGAAGCCGATTCCCTTGATTAGCTATCCAATTAAAAATTCCAGTAAGCTTGGTGATATTGTATTTGATCCATTTGGCGGCTCAGGTTCAACGTTGATTGCTTGTGAGGAAACGGATCGGATTTGCTATACGAGTGAGCTTGATCCCAAATATGTAGATGTGATTGTTAAGCGATATATTGCCCATGTTGGTAGCGATAGCGATGTATATTTGATTCGAGGTGGAGTGAAGGTGAGCTACCAAGAAGTTGTTGCTGAGCCAGAATTAGAGAATCGTAGTTAACCTTTTCTCAATAAAAGTGTAGATATAAATACAATTGCAGCGAACAAGGAGACACTGAAGCTAACTATTGCATAAGTTTTTCGATTTGCTTTAAATTCGGAGATGCCAGAAAATAAAAACATGAGGCTGAGAAAAAGCTGTGTAAGTGATGGCGAAAATCGATTGTTACCAGGATAAGCAAGAGACAAAAGGGATGTGATTATAACAACAGCAGCACATGAAAATTTAAGAATTTGATATATATTCATTTTTTTGATCATAGGTCTACTCCCCTTTCCCATTTAGTTTATTATACGGTGAAATCCTATTATACAGTATTATACAACTATTTGATTCGGGATGGTAATCAGTATGACTATCATGAAGTTGTTGCTGAGTCGGCAAGGTCAGAGGTATCATGTGCTGACTAAACCGAAAGGGTGATTCAATTGGGTAAGGTAAAAGTGAATATGGTAGTTCGATTCCTGAAGGGCATGCAAGCCGAAAAGGTCAATGTGCTAGGGGCTGAGGAAGCTCAGGAAGACAATGAGTTGATTCAGAAGGTGATTGAGGATATCGAGTTGTTTTACGAGGCTGAATTGGAAGGGTAATACATATGGGGAATGGGCTATTATAGTCTGTTCCCTTTTTTTGATGATGGCGATATAGTTACTACTTATAGGGAAAAGAAGGAATTACATTCAAATTTGTTGAATTAAATCTGATAAGATAAATCAACATGTTCAACAGCATGAAAAGGGGAAGCTAGATGATCTGGAATATAAGAAATCTTGTCACATTTGTATTTGTCATTGTCATGTGGATGATTTTGGATCGTTTACACATCAATAATGCGTTAGCTTTTATAATCATTTTCATCCTGATGTTTTTGATACTATATGTGCCTATTTTTTTTACTGTATTATGGGATTCTAATTTGAAGAGAATTGAAAAGTTTTTAATGTCGCGAAAGAGTAAGCCAGAATACCATCTATTTTATGCTCTAGCCCATGAAATCGATGAAGAAGTAGAAGACTCAATCCGACTATTGCTCCAAAAGTATAAGGGAATTCACAAACAAGCGTTATATAAAACCGTTTTTGCTTTCTATAAAAAAGAAATTCTGACGGTTAAAGAAGAAATCGAATTGATCAAACCACCTGCATATAAAAATTACTATCGAGCTATCGTGTGTATAGAAGAAGGAAATAATACGGAAGCTCTCAAAATCATTCATGAGATTCCAACGCCATGGATGAAAAACGCGCTTCTTTCCGAATTGGAGTTGAAATCAAATCATTATGCAGATGCCATTGAACTAGCACAACAAGCCTTGCATCAATCCAAAGGTTTACAAAAGTATGTGTTATTTAAAACGTATCAACGGAAATTCCCAGAGATGCAGCCTGCTAAGGAATGGTAACCTTAAAAACAGGAGTCTATGCACATTCGCATAGGCTTTTTTTCGTGATGGAGGTGAGTTAATGAGTAAGAATAGTAACAATCCAAAAAGAAATAAACCTAAAATACTGACCAAATATGATCAATTTGTTGTGCCAAGGCTCAGGGATATTCCTGTTTGGGTACGTGAGGGGGCAACAGATGAGGAGATTGCTAAGCGATTAAATATTCATATCTGGACGTTAGGTGACTATCGCAGGAAGCATCCCAAATTTGCGGAAGCATTGGAACGTCCAACCAAGTGGGAAACTCATGTATATCCTCGGTTAGCGGAGATTCAGCAATGGTTCGAAGAAGGCGTGAATGCAGAGGACATTATCAAGAAACTCGACATTGGTAAAACGACTTGGTACGAGTATATTGATAAGCATCCGATGCTGGCTGAACTAGTCAAATGGAGCAGATCTGTCCCTATTTCACACGTGGAAAATTCACTATTGAAAGCTGCTACGGGATATGAATATGAAGAAGTTAAAACGATTATTGAAGAGGACAAAAATGGAAAAAAGAAGACTCGTATCGAAAAGGTAAAACGATATCAGCCTCCAAATCCGACAGCGATGATTTTCTACTTGAAGAACCGCGCACCAAATGAATGGAATGATCGCCGTGAACTGGTGGTGAATACGAAAGCACTGGAACAGGAGCGTAAGCAGCTATTTCTGGATATGATTGAAGCCGATGTCGTGGATGCCGATTATGAAGCCATTGAGGAATCGGTTGAGATTGGAGGACGGATACGTGGAACCGGATGATTCACAGCCATAACGTTATGCCGTCAGTATTTGCATAGATAAACGCCAGTTTTAGCCTTGAATTAGCCCCAAAATTGCCCAAACTCAGTGCATAAGATAAGTTATGTATGGAGTGGACTTTGCCCCACATCAACGGTATGATGTGACACACAATCGAAGGGTGGGGCGAATATGGACTATATTCAAGGGTTTGAAGCATATTTACGGAGCAAGGATCGAAGTAAGAACACAGTTTCGTGCTACATCCGGGACGTGTTGCAGTTCACAGCTTGGTATCAAAGGAAAACGGAATATGGACTGGATCAGTGGATTGAACTGGATAGCGTAGAATACAAGAAATATCTGCAAAGCACCAACCAAGCGATACTCACCATCAACCGCAAGATTGCCAGTATCAACGTATTTGCTCAGTGGATGCACCAGCAAGGCTATATTAAGGAAGAGATACATATCGAAGCAGTCAGGAATAAGGTCGTTAGGCAATACAAAGGGTTAGCGGAAAAGGATCTGTGGAAGCTACGGAATGAAATTCACCGGATGGGCAATCGGATGCATATCTGTATGATTGAATTGCTGATTGGAACAGGGATACGGGTAAGCGAATTGGTTGGCATCCAATTGAAAGATATTGAAATAAGCGAACGCAAAGGAATATTGAAGGTATTCGGTAAAGGGAATTCCTTTCGTACTATTCCATTAAATAAGGAAGTACGAAAAGCCATTACCCGGTATCTTGAAGTCAGACCACAAGTGGAATCAGAATATCTATGTATTGGGCAGCGAGGGTCTTTGGAGCGAAATGCGATTAACCTGATTCTGAACAAATACGGGGATCGGATCAATGTGAAGGTCACACCCCATATGCTCAGACATACACTTGGCTATAAGCTGGTGAAGACAACTCCTTTGACGACCATTCAGCAAATCCTTGGACATGATCACGTAGCGACAACCAATATTTATACCCTAACAACACAACAGGATATGGCTGAAGCTTTGGCAAATATCGAGTGGTGAGAAGCCACTCTTTTTGTCGTGGATGGAGGGGTTCTTCTATGTAGATAAACGGAGCCGCCAGCAAAGGGTGCAGAAATTTTTGTGATGATTTTATAGTGAATTTGAGAAAGGAGTTATACCCATTGAAGAGATAAAGCTAGAAGAGCAGCGTCAAGCTGAGCTACTTAAGCAGTATATGGAGAAGCATTTTAAACCACCGAAAATGAAACAACTGATCAAAACGTTCTCTTTCTCTGAACTACGTAAGCTTATTGGTGAGATGGATATTGAGTTTTTCGCTTTAGCCTATTTTCCTAAATACTTTGATCGAGCATTTGGCAAGTTTCACAAAGAGCTATTCACGGAATTAAGACATATGCTTGCCCATACTGGATTGATTACGGCTTTCGGCCTTCCTAGGGAGCATGGAAAGTCAACGATCAGTTCTTTTTTATTTCCGCTGTATGCCACACTTTATGATAAATCACAGTTTACATTGATCATATCTGCGACAGAACAGATTGCATTGCCGTTCCTTGATATGATCAAAGATGAGCTGGAAACCAATCAGATGCTGATTGAGGATTTTGGGATTCGTAAAGGGTGCCGCTGGAACAACAATGAAATATGGCTCAAGAGTAAAGGTGGACTGGATTCGTGTATTATGATTCGTGGGATTGACGGTAGCTTGAGAGGTATTCACTATAAGCATCATCGTCCTACGCTGGTATTGATGGATGATTTGCTCAAGGAAGATACCGCACGATCCGAAGCGAAACGAGAACAAATTAAAAATACGTTTACGGATGTTATTCTGCCAATTGGCACAAGGGATACGAATATCCTGATCTGTGGAACGATTTTGAATGAAGAAGATATTATGGCCGATCTGCTCAAGGGTAAAATCCCAGGTGTGAGAAGTGTTCGTAAAGCAGCCGTGCTTCAATTTTCAGAGCGTGATGATCTATGGTCAGAGTGGGAGCGACAATATAATAATCTACAAGACGAGGATAGGATCAATACTGCCTTGTCTTTTTTTACGGCTCATGAGGAGGAAATGCTGGAGGGTACGAAAATCCTGTGGAGCGAGTATTTGGACTATTATTATTTGATGTGCAAGAAGCAAGCCATGGGTGAAAAGAGCTTCTATAAAGAGTTACAAAATGATCCGCGTTCAACAGACGAATACATATTTCAGAATCTCATGTATTGGGACAGGCTACCTGAGTTTGAGGATATGGAACTAGCCATGTACATTGATCCAGCCATTAAAGCCGGGAAGAAAAATGACTATTCTGCGGTTTCAATTATTGGGCAGCATCGGAAGACGAAGCAGATGTACGTGATCGATGGCATTATCTATAAATTGCTGCCGGATGATTTGTTCCAAGTCGCTATTGAGAAGTTAAAGCTTTATCCTGTAGATAAGCTCGGTTTTGAAGTCAATCAGGCACAAAGCTATATGAAGCAGAAATTTGAAGAAGAGTTATGGAAAGCGAAGATACATACGCCAGTTGAAAGTGTCCATTCCAAGGGGCAGAAGCATGAACGCATTATTAGCTTGGAGCCGGAAGTGAAGAAGGGTCATATTCTGTTCAATGCAGATAACCTCAGATATAATCATCAGGTGAAGGATTACAATCGAAATTGTACATATGATGATGCGCCAGATAGTTTATATGGGGCTGTTCAATTGATTCAGTCTGTGAAAAGTTTAAAGTTTTATGATCGTAGTTTGTTGTTTTGAGGGTCAGGCAGTTTAGACTACGGATTGATAATGAACTGCAAGAGATAATATTGATTTCAAGCATAAATAATATCAGAGTTATATCATAAAAATACCAATTTCAATGTAAACTTGAGCCTGAAGCCCTGTCATAATAATCTGAGTACTGGCGCATTCTCAGTCTTATTTAGGTTGGGAATTTTTGTTTTAAGGGAGGAATTAAATTGTTAAATGATTCTGAAAGAGAAGGAATATTTAAAGCCATTTTTGAAAGGAGAGATATTCGATCATTTAATGGAAAACCCATATCCAAAGATAAGTTAAACAACATATTAAGGGCTGGTCATCATGCACCTTCCGTTGGTTTTATGCAACCTTGGGATTTTATTGTAATTGACTCTCAAGAAGTTAAAGAACGATTGGCGCATGCATGTCATAAAGAAATACAGGCCTTGTCCATACACTATGAAGATGAAAAAAAGACAAGATTTCTCTCGTTAAAATTAGAGGGTATAAGGGAAGCACCTATAACGATCTGTATTACATGTGATCCAACAAGAGGTGGCGGACATGTAATTGGGCGAAATTCTATTCCTGAAACAGATATTCTATCCGTCGCCTGTTGTATCCAAAATATGTGGTTGGCGTCTTATGCAGAAGGAATAGCTATGGGATGGGTTAGTTTTTACAAGAAAACAGACGTACGGGAAATACTAAATATTCCACCACATATTGACCCTATTGCTTTGATTTCATTAGGTTATACGGATTTTTATCCTACAAAACCAATCCTAGAGCAAGTAAATTGGGAGAGACGTCGAAATCTAAATAATCTAATACACCATAATGCTTGGGAATGATTTGAAATATAAGTGAATTCTCCTTTTTGGATATGATGCTAACGGAAACGATTGTTTCATAAGCATCAAGATTAAGCTGTTGGTTTAGTCGACAGATTGCTACGTTTAGAAAGACTGCAATATGGTAAAAACCGCTGAAGAGAAAGGTAGGAGGATTATGAAGCAAGGACAAATGAAAAAGATAAATTTATTCGAGGTTACAAAAGACATAAACGATTATGCGAACTTTGTGGTCAGTGAAGTTAACGATCATGTTTTAAGAGCTGCTGTAATCGATGGTGAATTCCATTGGCACAAACACGATGACTGCGATGAACTCTTTATTGTAATTGAAGGGGAATTAATAATAGATTTTGAAGACCAGACTATAGTTTTGAACCAAGGAGATGTGTATACCATTCCCCAAAATGTCATGCATAGAACACGCTCTAACGGAAGAACTGTAAATCTTTGTTTTGAGAAAGCAGAAAATAATATTAAGGGTAACTAATAGGATAGAAATATACTCAAGTACGCCATGTAGTTCGTTAATAACTTAACGTAGAAGGAACTGCCTTATTAAAGGTGGTTCTTTTATTATTACAATCAGCAATTAAATGACCCATTTTTGAAAAGAGGCAAAGGTATGAAAATAAATGTAGAACTTATTTTTGAATGTCTAAATGAACTCCAATTGGCTGCATTAGCTAAACAGAAATATACAGATTACTATAATGGTCAGCATGCCATTCTGAAGAACTATGCGATGCAAGAAAGTCGAAGTAATCAAAAGCTTATTTTTAATTTTCCACGAAAGTTCGTAGATAACGAGGTGGGTTATCTGCTTGGTAAGCCAGTAAACTATGTGTCCAAGTCGGATCAGGATGAGGCCATACATAACATAGACGTACATATGAGTCATTGGGACAAGGAGCATAATCTACAGCTTCGGAAACAATCTGAAATCTTTGGTGAGAGCTATGAATTGAATTATATTGACTCGGATGGCCAGTTTTCAGCGACGGTGCTATCCCCTTTGAATGCCTATGTACTGGAAGACGGAACAGCAGAACGAAATGTATTACTTGGCTTACATAAATTCACGAGACGATTGGATAAACAAGTATATTTGGACGTGTATACCGACCATGAAATTCTACACTATACAATCGGCAACGATGACAAACTTAATCAGAGTAAGCAAAACCAATCACCCGAACTGAAATATATCGGCAAGCATAATCACATCTTTGGAAGAGTTCCGCTTATCTCCTGTCCAGCTAATACGGAGAGAAAAAGTGGCTTCCATGATGTGATTTCTTTATTTGATGCCTATAATGCGCTGAATTCCGATTTGGTCAATGAAATCGCAGATCACCGTAACGCCTATCTCGTGATTGAGAATGCCAAGCTGGAGGCCGAGGACTTACTGAATATGAAGAAGATGGGCATTATTCAGGTTCCGGCTGGGGGAAAGGTAAGCTGGCTTACGAAGGAGATTAATGATTCTTTTGTGAAAAATGAGTTGGACAATATTGAACGCAAAATTTTCGACATGATGGATCAGGTTAACTTTAATGAAAATTGGGCCAGTAATACGTCTTCCTTAGCGCTGAGAAACAAGCTGCTTAATCTGGAGAATCGGGTGGCGATGCGGGAAGCATTGATGGAAAAGGCGATCAAGCAGCGGTTACGTAATTTCTTTACCTTTCTGCACATTAAAGAAGGAATGCAATATGATTACCGGGATATCGCGGTGAAGTTTACTCGTAATTTGCCGACAGACTTGGTCGGGATGGCTGATGTGATCGTTAAACTGAAAGAAGTGGTTTCACAGGAAACGCTGCTCACATTGCTTCCGTTTGTCGAGAATCCAAAGTTGGAATTCAATAAATTTCATGCGGAGCAGCAACGATTAGTTGGTGCGGGTAAGGAGATGTCCAATGCAAAATAAAAATACAATTAAACGGTTAGTGAAGAATAATTGTGCATGCTATCTCGGAGCGAAGCACAGTATCCCAAACTATTGCTGTTTACAGGATAGTCCATGTGTATTTTTCGCTCAATATGATTCTCTTCCCCGTTGTACCTATTTTGAAAATGGAGTTTTGCCAATGGACGAGAAGCTGGTTCAAGAATATAAGTCTGATCGGAATGTAGAGAATGAGCCTAAGACAGCGAAGCCGAGGGTAAACTGTACACGTTGTGGAGGAACATTTTCGGCAAATTCGAATCGGCAGAAATGTTGTGAGAAGTGTAGAGGTAAGGCGAGAAAAGAAAATATTAGGATACGTGTTCGGAAGTTCAGACAAAAAGACGGCTCGATGTAACGCTTTAGAGGTGGGAAAAGCCCTATAAACAAAGGGTTAAAAATAGGCAAAAATAAGGAGTTGGGATACTTGCACCTTTTCGTCACTTTTGCGTTTTCTAATGCGTTACATGATTGTCTTGAGCATGATATTCAATATGATACAGTTTCAGCATACATATACGTTTTTGAAGTTTAGGCAAACAATAGGCTTGATGTAACGCTTTAGGCTGTCAAAAAGCTATATAAACAAAGGATGAAAAATAGGTAAAAGTGGGGAGTGGGTATGTTTGTACCTTTTCCTCGTTTTTGTGATTTCTAAAGCGTTACATTGCTGTCCTGAGCATGACATTAAAAGGCTCCATACATACATAAGCGTGTTCGGTTCTGTGAGTCGAATGGGCGATAAAGGAGATTATCGAAAATGAATTTAGAACAAATGAAGCAGTTGATTGAAGAAAACCAAACAAATGAGGAATGGCAAACGTATCTTCAGGGTTTGAATCCGTATAGCGTAGAAGGGATAGAGCAATACATCCAATCTAATCAGCAAGCAAAAAGTTGGTTCGATAGCACGGTGGGCAAACGATCAGCTAAATCGCTGGAAACATGGAAAACCAATCATTTGGAAAGTGCAGTAGATGCTGAGATCAAGAAGCGATTCCCGGCGAAGGATGAGAGAGAAATCGAAGTTGAGAAGCTACGAGCCGAAGTGGAAATATGAAGCTAGAGAAGCAACGTGAACGGTTAACCAGCCAAGCGGTAAAAATAGCATCCGAGAAGAAACTTCCACTCCCGTTAGTGGATTTTTTTATTGGTACAGATGAAGAAGCGACGACAGCGAATTTGGCTATGTTGGAACAATCGTTACAATTGGCTATACAACAGCAAGTCGAGCAACGACTTAAAGGAGATGGCTATACCCCTCCGACTAGTTCAACGAGTAGCACATTTACATTAGAAGCGATTAAAGGCATGTCGTCGAGTGAGATCAATCAGCATTGGGAGCAAGTCAAACAAGCATTACAAAACAAACAATAATTAACGAAAAGGACAAGGTGATTAAATATGACAGTACAAAATTTTATTCCTACCATTTGGAGCGCACGTTTAAATGAAAGCCTGAAGAAGAATCTGGTGTATGGCAATGTCGTCAACACTGATTATGAAGGTGAGATTCAAGGCCAAGGCTCCACCGTAAAAATCAATTCGATTGGGGCGGTAACGATTGGCAATTATGACAAGATAGCAGGGATCGGTAATCCGCAGGAACTGGATGCTACGCAAAAACGTTGGTGATCGATCAGGCGAAGTATTTCAATTTTCAGGTGGATGATGTAGATGCTGCGCAAGCGAATGTGAATCTGCTGGATGGTGGAATTGTGGAAGCCTCTTATGGACTGGCCAATGTAGTGGACCAGTATCTTGCTGGATTTTACACAGAGGTAAAAGCTGAGAATACGATTGGTAGCGATACAACGTCTGTAACTCCCACGAAAGATACAGCCTATGATTTGCTGATTGATTTAGGCGTACTATTGGATGAGAACAATGTACCGGAAAGCGAACGTTTTGTAGTGGTTCCTGCATGGTATTATGGCTTGCTCTTGAAAGATGCTCGTTTTACCAAAGATTCGAATATTATCCGCACGGGTTATGTAGGGGATATCGATGGGATGACGGTTTATAAATCAAACAATGTGCCGAATACCACAGGAGCCAAGTATAAAATTATTGCGGGTCATAAGAGCGCCATTTCGTTTGCATGTCAAGTGGATTCGGTGGAAGCGTTCAGACCAGAGAAGCAATTTTCAGATGCGGTGAAAGGGTTGCAGGTATTCGGTGCTAAATGTATCAAGCCGGAAGCTCTCGCTGTACTCACAGCCAATAAGTCTTAATTGAAAGTGGATGATATGAGAACACATTATAATAGAAGAAACACGTTTAGGGTGTCCGTTTTGGATGCCCTTATTTTCATTTTTGGAGGGTAATAAGATGTGGTTTTTGAATCAAGAAACGGGATGTATATGGGAAGTCACGGATCAGGAGCTGCTGCTACGTTTACAGGCCAGTGGGCATTATGAGCAAGTGGAGGAACCTCACCCAGATGAGACTAAGCAAGAAGCAACCCAAACGAAAGCTCAAACTGTCAAGAATATGAAACGTACCGAGAAGGCACAGGTAAAGGAGGAACAGGAGACAGCACATGAGTGATTCATTGATTTTACATAAACGGTTATTAGGCATGGAACCAACAGACATATCCAAGGATGATATCCTGATCCACTATTTGAATAAAGCGAGGAGTAATATTCTTGGTTATTGTAATGTGGCAACACTCCCTGTGGAATATGATCATGTCATGGTCGATTATGCGGTGTATCTCTATAAAAATAGGGATTCGGTTGGACTTATAAATAAGCAGGAAGGTGAACGCTCAGCCGCATATGAAACAGGGATTCCGATAAATATTCGACTGGCTCTTCCTCTGCCTAAAATCAAGGTCGGGACAGATTAATGTTTTACGATACGAAGTTGGAAATTTTAGATGCTGAATTCATACCTATTCGGTCAATGATGGCAGATGTACAACCTTATCGTAAAAGCTTTTCATTTGAAGATGGTTACACCTTGGAGATGACACATCGAGCTTTCTGTCCATTGGAATCCTCATTGCAATTAAACGACTATGTTCAAATCTACACGAGTATCTTTATTATTTTGGACATCAAGGAATGGAGTGATTATATGGAATTGTATCTATTTCGCTGCAAGCCAGATTTTGCACTGGAGGTGAAGGAATGACAAGGAGTCTAGAGCCGATGATAGATTTCTTCCTGCGAGAGAAAGGCGAGCTTGTACACATAAACGGTGTAAGACAGCTTGGTCTGATTCGAGATGCGACAGATAATATCCAAATGACCGATGAAAAAATCATTCGAGCAGCAACACCTTTACACACAGGAGATATCGTGGATTGTCGTGATGAACGATATTTTGTTACCAGTCAAGTGGATCAAAATGAAAAGTCGTGTCGAGGCAGGATGCGAAAATGTAATCAACGGTTGGCTTTAAACTGGAGTGGACAGGTGAAATGGTTTGATGCTGTGGTAGAAGCCAGAACGTTTTCAACGGAAACAGGTAAAGTTATCTCCATGCCAGAGGGCAACATCTTGGTTACCGTACAAGACAATGCAGACACGCGAAACATCGCATTGAACCAACGATTCTATATCACCCATCAGCCATTTAAAATAGTTGGAATAGATCGTATCCTAAATGGAATCGTTCAGTTAAGCTGCACATTGGATAGTATTTCACCTGCTTACGACGATGTAGAACATAACATTGCTGATCGATGGAAATATGAGATTGCTCATACATATGCTTTACATATCAACCATGGAACGATAGCCCATGTACGGCTCAACGAAATAATACCATTGAATGTGACCGCTATGGATAATAGAAATGAGATGGCGAATCCAGTCATAACTTTCATTTCAAGTGATCCGAGTGTGGTTAGTGTAGATCAGCAAGGCCAGATTATGGGCATCGCTTTGGGACAAGCAAGCATCACCGCGAATTTAACGTATCACCCTACAGTACGGAGTACCATTGAATTGAGAGTCGTTGAAACGGGAACGCATATCTATTCGATAGCCATTACTGGCAATCCCATTCTCAAAACAGGCCAAAGTGCATCATACGTCAGTCATATCTATGATCATGGAGTGGAAGTGTTTGACCAGTCGGTAGAGTGGAGCCTACGGAATCAAGATGAATCAACTCCTATCATGGGAAGCATAACAGCCAGCACAGGAAATTGTGTAACCATAAAAGCAGGAAGCAGTATTGGAGCGAACAATAAAGCCTTTGCACTGACTGCCACCTTAGTAAGCGATCCTAGCATGTCCGCAGAAAAGAACATTAGCCTTAAGAATTTATTTTAATCTTTATTATCTATCGGCTTGCCCTAGAGGTGAGCCATTTTTATTTCAAAGGAGCACATACATATGCAACAAAAATCTATTGATTACTTGCTCAGTCTGAGTCTATTGAAGCAATTAAGATCACAACAGTTGATAACAGAAGAAGAATTTATTGCGATTGATCAGCTTAATAAAAAATCTTTCAAGTAGCTATAACATGGGCAGAAATGGACTTGATGATGTGCCGAAAGCATTATACCATGTGACCGTATAAAGAAGATATCGAAGGGAGAAACGTCTATGGCACAAGCCGCATCCGCAAAAAAAGTTGTGATCGTTCCCATTAAAACGATGGACATCGTAGAGGGAATTCAATCTATACAAAAGAAGAAAGTCGCTGCCTATTGCCGGGTCAGTACCGATTCCGAGGAGCAAAAGGAGAGCTATACGAATCAGGTGAATTACTATACCCAATACATTCAAAACAACTTGGAATGGGAAATGGCGGATATTTACGCCGATGAAGGGATCACCGGAACCAGCACCAAAAATAGAACACACTTTAACCGGATGATACAGGATGCTCGAAAAGGTAAACTGGATCTGATTCTGGTCAAGTCGATTTCGAGATTTGCAAGAAACACACTAGATTTATTGAAATATGTACGGGAACTCAAAAGTCTCGGAGTCGCCGTATTCTTTGAACGAGAGAATATTAATACACTGGATACCACAGGTGAGGTATTGCTGACCATTCTGAGTTCACTTGCTCAAGACGAGAGTCGGAATATTTCTGAAAATAGTCGATGGGGCATACTGCGTGGCTTCCAAAACGGCAAAGTCTTCTGCAACACGAATCGCTTCCTCGGCTATGATAAGGATGAACATGGTGAACTGGTGATTAACGAGCCAGAAGCAGAGATTGTGCGGCGCATATACGAGGAGTATTTGGATGGGAAAAGCTATCAGGCGATAGCCAGAGGTTTGATGCGAGATCACATTAAAACAGTCACGGGTGGCGATACGTGGTGGGATTCCTCCATTACCTTAATTCTGACCAATGAGAAATATTACGGAGCTTTGCTTCAGCAAAAGACGGTAACGGTAGATTTTCTAACCCACAAACGAATAAGGAATAAAGGACAGGAGCAGCAATATTTAATTGAGGACAACCATGAACCGATTGTATCCAAGGAACTATTTGAAGCGGTGCAAAAGGAAAAGGAACGGAGGGCCAAGCTGAAAGGGAGTGTGATGGGGGATAGTAAAAGGTACTCCAGTAAATATGCACTGAGCAGTAAAGTATATTGTGGATGCTGTGGGACCATTTTTAAACGCCGAACCTGGAACAGCAATAATTCATCCAAAAAAGTGGTATGGCAATGCAAAACGTATGTTAATGAAGGGAGAGCAGCATGTGATGCCAAATCGGTTGATGAACAAGTTTTACATTCCGCGTTTGTACGAGCATTTAATCGGATGTATGAGAATAAGGAAAGATTTATTAAAACGCTGAAAGGCAATATTGAATCGGTACTTTCCAGAAAAGTAGGACAAGAACCGCTATTGGAAGGAAAGATGCAACAATTGAAATCCGACTTGAAGGAATTAGTGAATCTCAAGCTACGGAATCAGATTGATGAGATTGTATATGATGAAGAAACGAACAGACTTTCCAATGAACTCAACGAGCTACGACAACAGAAGCTGACACTGGAGCAGGAGCATGAGCAAAAGGCACAACTTAAGGAACGTGTCGATGAAATTATCCAAGTCCTAAGCTCACGGCAAGATATACTAGAACAATTTGATGATAACCTATTCAATGCGTTGGTGGAGAAGATCACGATTCTCTCACCAGCGCATTTTGTTTTTACCTTGAAAAGTGGAATGAGTATAGACGAAATATTGGACTAACGAAATCATAGACTAAAGTGATCAAAAGCTAACGAATAGCTGTGGGTTGTATGACGGGAAGGATCAATCGAATCCCGTCTTTAACTCCTTCCATATAGATGGATTGTTTGTCCTGACTTAGCTGATAACCTATAGCTTCTTCCCATTCAGATAGCAGTTGCTGAATATCCTTGTTTTGATTCATTTTGAATTGATCCATTTGAGTGAATAAGTTTTTTTCCTCAGATGAACATGAAGCCTGTTGTTCACTGGCGAGTTCTAACTGATAAAAACGTTGGCGTAATGCTTCTTGAAACCAATCTGGTCAATTTGACATAGCGTATTTTCCCTCCCGTGGTTTGAGTGTGTGTATGTTAACTCTGATGGTGAGAGATAGCAAGTCATTGTGGAGGGATGTTTGATATAGAGACATTTCTATTTGTGCATTCTGGCGAAGCTTTCGGCTAATCGTGGCAGGATCCCTGGGCAATGACCCTTGCACTTTTTCTCTGCTGATACGGTTTGGTACACCGTCACAACGAGAAAAGACGCACGGTATGTATATACCTGCGCCTTACTCGCGTGTAGCATAATCAAGATTCTCTGATAATGTTGATTGGGTTTTCTAATATAAAAAAAGTTTACGATCAAGCAAGATGCGATAAAAAATTCAAAAAAATTTTATAACTCCAGTTGGGCAGAGCTACTAGCTTGAGTCCAGTATGGCCAATTTCTCCAATATTCATTTTTTACATTCTTCCCCTGTAAATCATGTACTTAATCGTAGAAAACACTGGGATAAGGTTCTTTTTATTACAATTCATAAATGTTGAAAGCAGGAATTAATGAACATTAATCCATGTCTGCATATGATTCCAAGGAGAACTTGTGGAATCAACATCACCTACAAATTGTCCGCCTTCACTAGGGGATTCAAACATCCAAGAACGGACAAAAGCATCTATCATACCATCACTATCCAAATCCAAATTTTGAGTCCAATCATTTTTCATACTTATGCCATTGAGTTTACCAGAGCGAGTACTATAATTACTATAACCAATCTCGAAGGTAACACACTGAATCCAATCTCCATGGTGATCATTTTTAGTGCCATACGGGTTGCTATTGAACCCATATATCTCTTGACCGCCATAAGGAGATGCTACAGCGTATACATTAAAGTGAGATACCGGTGGAACAGCTGCCTGGAGAACTGGGCCATCAGCGTTTTTAGATTTCTGGGATTCAAATGAAGCCTTAGCCGCCTCCACAGCAGCAAGGAACTCATCGGAATTAACAACCTCTTCTTTTGTCAAGGGCTGGGTCTGAGTAACGTCACCCTTTGCAAAAGCAGTAACATTAAACGAAAGAGCTAGAACAAGAACAAGAGCCAAACCATACAACTTTTTCATGGTAATAGATCTCACCTTTCTCAGTTTTGATTATCCCAGTACTGAATCATACGATTATGACAAAATTATATCTACTTGCGATAAATATCCTCCTCTCTTTTGAAAATTGTCCTTCCCTTTTTATTAACTGTAAACAGCAACAAAAGAGGTAGAACTACCACAGGCTAAAAAACTCTATGATGCAGGAATGTATATGTAAAAAGAATGCCTGCTATCGATTATATATTGCAGACAAAATGAAAACTCATTAATGACTCACTAATATCTTAGTTTGCGGTAAGAGCTAATATCTATCTTAAAAATTGTTCTATTCCAAAATAAATATAAAAATTACTTAATTATATTATAATTGAAATATATTACATATTACCTGAATACAGAGTACACCTTATTATCATTATAAGTCAAGGTTTTTCATGAATATTATGATTTGTTAAAAAACGCTTAAGCTTAGAAAGGATTTGATGATGCAAAAGTTCTGCGAATGTTGGGGTGCAAGCCGAGGTAAAACAACCGTTACGAGCAGGCATTGAGCATCGACTTGGAGACGTTCAATTCGCGACAGCTTTCTGTTCGTTCCGGGCTTTGCGGTCAAGACTTATAGCTGAGTACAGCCAGCAAGGATGCAGCGAACTCCACGATGCCTCCGAACCAAGACACATCGATCAGCTTTGCTTTCGTTGTCACCCATCCGCCGAGAGCCGATCTGACCACAAGCCCAGCAAGACGCTGAAAAGAAATATTGTATCGGTACTTTCCAGAAAAGTGGGGCAAGAACAGCTGTTGGACATCGAAGGGCAGATGCAGCAATTGAAATCCGACTTGAAAGAGTTAGTGAATCTGAAGCTGCGGAATCAGAACGATGAAACGGTATATGATGAAGAAACGAACAGACTTTCCAGTGAGCTAAACGAGCTACGGCAACAGATGCTGAAATTGGAGCAGGAAGAGGATCAGCAAGCGAAAATTAAGGAACGTGTAGATGAGATTATTCAATTTTTAAGTTCTCGACAAGATATACTAGAACAATTTGATGATAACCTATTCAATGCGTTGGTGGAGAAGATAACTATTCTCTCACCAGCGCATTTTGTTTTTAGCTTGAAGAGTGGAATGAGCATAGATGAAATATTGGACTAACAAAATCATAGGCTAATGCGATCAATGGCTAACGAGTAACTGTGGACTGCATGACGGGAAGGATCATTCGAATCCCGTCTTTTACTCCTTCCATATAAATGGACTGTTTGTCCTGACTTAGCTGATAGCCTATTGCTTCTTCCCATTCAGATAGCAGACGTTGGATATCCTCGTTTTGGTTGGTTTTGAATTGATCAACTTGAGTAAATAGATGCTCGTCTTCTGGTAAATTTGAAGCCTGTTGCTCACTGGCAAGTTCTAATTGATAAAAACGTTGGCGTAATGCTTCGAGAAACCAATCTGGCCAATTTGACAT